CTTGAAAGACAGGGGGGGTCGGCGCAGGGCTAAAAAAACGGTCCCCTTTGGCTAGGTTACACGCACGACATATAGCCGCACAGTTTAGTGGGTCGAACATGTCACCGCCTTTAGAGCGTGGCCATATGTGGTCCACCTCTTTAGCCTCACCACCGCACGCGTAACATATCCTGCCATCCCTGTCGAGCACCATCAATCGTAGCTTCTTCCATTGACTACTACCCATGGCACGTTGATGTTTAGCCTTCTTATTAACCACTAATGCCAGCCTTTAAGTTTGTAATGATTTAAAGCGTTACACATAGAGCCATACCTATTTAGGTTATATTTAATACCCCATTCAACCTGCTTATAACCGTCTACACGTGCGAGGTACTTGGACCTGCCTTGAGGTATGCCGTGGTGTGAACCGTTACGTGCGTTAGGGTTCCACCTAGACTCTCTGTAATATAGGTAATCTAAGCAATCAAACTCTTCTAGGTTGTTTAGCTGTATGAAAGCCCATTGACGATAATGATTTGTAGTTTCAGTAACTTGGGAAGCAGCTTTATCAAGGCTTAATATTTGTGCTACAAATAGAGCGGTGGCTACTAGCACACACCTCGCGAGCCTGCCGCGTTGCGGCTCGCGTTTTTGCCTTGGAGGCAAATGCGAACTAGAGGGTAGCATGCGCATGCAAGTCCATCAGCATAACCGCAGGTCAGACGGCAAGCCTAGAGGCAATGGCTTCAGCCATCCCGTTAGTACCTGGAAACAGATCATCTAATACATCTCCCTCTTGGTAGTTAAGTAGGTCTAATATCCATAGATTAAATGCAAGCGGTTTGGCGCCAACGAGGCCTTTACGCATAGCTCTAGCACAACTAATCCAATCACGAACCATAGGCTTGCGTTTGTTGTCTTTGCGCCCCCCCCCCAACAACACAGCCTCCCAGGCATACTGCACGGTGGTTGGCCTAATTTGATGAAAGGTCTTAGCCCACACGCATATTCGTATATTATCGTGCCTTATAATCCAAGGTAGATCGGCAGGGTTACAACTCAGCGCCCAGCCATCGGGATAATCTGCAATGAGCCGATCAATCAAATCCCAATGTGCCTGCTTGTTATCCCATACGTGCGCTTCATCGTGTAATTTGCCATATAACTTCTTACCTTGATTAAAGTACGGTGGATCAGCGTAAGCAAACTTCATCATCTAATCCTATGCAACTTAAATCTATTAATAGCATCCACAGCTACTTCGCCTATACCGTACAGAGCCGTATTAAACGTGATGGTCTTACGGCTACCATCGGCTCGATCAAACTTGTGATTATAGGCAATAGGCATAATGGCATCGGCGTGGTTCCATAGGTTAAACCACCACCTGCCGTTGGTAAAAGGTACCAGGGCAATACCGTTGGCGTGCGATAGGAACCTATCAACCCAGGGCGTCGGCTTAGAATACGGTGGGTTCATAAATACTAGGCCAAACCAAGGCTGCTTGAGCCCATCATCCTCTATTGTGTATTTACTCTTAGCTGGTACGACACCGCCTTCTATCGGCGAACACGGGTCTAAATCAAACTGTAAGCCTAAACCATTAAATATCCATCGCGATGTGTAGTAATCATCGCCACCTGAATTACGTCTACCTGTAGGCATCACTGCTCCTTAATTAGTGCGCAAGTGTGGCAGCCCACGGTGTTAAACTTCCAACTACCACACTTATCACATCGGATTATGTCCGAGTCAGGTATAGTAAGCGCTTCGGCAATGTTTTTAATGCCGACACACCCACAGTCCATGCATTGATACGCTTTGAAGCCCTCTGGCGTATTTAGCTGCTCAAGCCATAAGAATTCTGTGTTGCGCTTGCAGCCGTTACATTTAAACTGTGGGTACATGTGCTAGTGTTCCCTTCCTTATTGCCTGCAATGGCATTGGGTACATACTAAGAAATTACCTGAGTGTATAAGTCTGTCGTCATTACAAGCTACACATCTCTCGGTACTAGGGCTTAGGCTTTCATTATCATTCTCCATGCGTAATGTAAAGCCTGAGCCGTTTCTGACCTCTATAAATCCCATCTATTCACCCCCTTTACCTGGCTCTGAATCGTCGGGCCAAAACCACGTGCCGTTAGCTGTTAGTTTTGCCCACTTGGCGTCGCATTGCTCGGCTTTCGGTGCGCTGCACACATAGCCTGCATAAGGTTTGTTGGTGCCTTTGGCAACTCCTTCTTTCTTTACCATACTGCCATGCCTACAAGTAAACCCAGCATCAGGTACTTGACCAATTTGAGTAACGCTTTCACCAACAGACCAAGCAACAGGCACAGGCTCGTTAGGAATATCTTTGAGTTGTGAGTCCACAAGATGTAGCGCATACTCCATCGCAGCCGACTTAGATCCTGGGGCGCCATACTTAGGTTTAAATTCTTCACGGGCGACCTTGGTCATCTCTTCTCGACTGGCACGTTTGCCCTTAGCCGCATAACCTGCGTTTGCAAGCGCACGGCCGATCGCTGAAGTCTCGCAGTTCTCCAATGCAGACGTTGAATTAACGCCGCGATCAGAAATGCTCTCACTAGCGAGCCCAGTGGCACACGCCTTGGCGTCTGCTTCCGTCTTAAATAATTCAGCACTAACAATGTATCTAGTGTCTGAGGCCTGTTCAATCTTTGTTGCCACTCTTCCATCTGGGTAATCCTTCCACCATTTTTCCAGTCGGCTCTCGACCGTTTCATAATCTTGTAAATTAAATGCCATCGTCATTTCCAATCATCGGAGTCGTCTTGCATGGCGTCTGTAATGCTTTTAGCAATTGCAAGGTAGGCAATGGCGTCTTCGTAATTGTCAAGGTGCGCAGCATCTTCAGCTTGCCTGCTGATCTTGACCAGTGCCATACAAACTGCAACCTCGTTTGGCTGGATTGGATAACCCAAATATGCACTCCAGAGTTCGGCAATCCTCTTGTGGTTTGTAATCGGATGCCCATAGTTGAGACCTCGCGCATGAATAGTTTTGACGACATTATCTAGTAGCTGTTCAGTTGTTGTCGGCATTAGTTTTGCTATCTGTAATCCTGCGGTGCATTTCAAAGCCGTCTTTACGGCCTTTCCAGTACCCAGCCTGGAACGCATTATCCTTAATAGTTGAATAAACGCCCCAAAGAATAAAATAACCAAACACGGAGTAAACAACTATCCAAGGTGCGGTTGTCTCTATCATGCGTTTACCAGTGTCTTGCGTAGGTGGCAGGGACTAGCGTAACTAGTAAGCATTACCCAGTCGCCAGTATTCTCATCACTATGTATAGCGTAGTTCTTGCCTAACCCAGCTATAAAGCCCTCCGCTAATTTCAACGCAGCGTAATTATCAAACCAGTATGCGTATGCCCAGGTAAACAACGGCATCGGTTCAAAGCGGTCCGCCTGTTTCTGCCAGTCGTTATTCATCCATTCCATAGAATTAATCCATAGATGCTCAAAATCAACTGCTTTTAACTCAATCTGTATCTTCATATAGCCCTAACTATGCGCACATACTTTGTGGCACGACAAAAGTATGGCATCTGTGTACGACTTTGTGGATAGTTTTGGGGCGTATTTGTATAACGATTTGGTAACGATTTACCCGTAATACCTGCCCAGTGCGGTGAATGAGCCATCCTTTGGATCGATAGGCACTAACGTAGGTGTTAGCGTCTTACCTGCGGCTTCGAGTATAACATAACCGTTCTGCCAATTCGCGCTGTTATAGCGAATATAGCCTGCTTTCTTACGGTCCATTAGGTTCCCACTCTCTATGCCGTATAAGGCCCTGTAATGGCCGTTTACGCCCTCTGTGTAGGCACTCATGCCAAGCCTGTGGGAATGTCCTGCCAGTACTGATTTACCAAACTTCTTAGCCAGGTTAATAGCTGTAATACCTGCGTGCTGGCTCATACTTCCTTCATCACCGTGGCAAAGTACCCAGTCGGGATAGAACTCATACGCTTTGCGGTGATAGGTCATACCCATATCGGCAAAGCCCATAAAGGCTGGGTATTGCAGTTCAGGTAGGTTGATTAGGCCAGGGACTTTTAGAAGAGTATTGTATAAGCGATCAGTATGATTGCTGCGGATAATGTGCATTTCTGGACTGTACTCACCGATATCCCAGAGTATCTGCTTACATAGCTCACGATCAGCGTGTAAATCCTCGCTATAAGCCAGAGGTGTTCCTTCGCTCCATTTACTAATCGACTGAAAGTCAATCTCATCACCAACCACCAATACAGAGTCAAACTTTTCTCGCCTTGCTAACTTGATTACGTTGCGCACCGCAGAGTCCAACTGATACGGTACCTGTAAATCTGAAATTACAAGCCAACGCTTAATCTTCACCCTCTTCAGTAGGATCAATACTAGGTATGATGCCGCCATCACCTATCACCCAGTCGGGCATGGTTGCCCTATCTGATACAAAGTACAGCGCACAACTCTCGCTGAATCCTGCCTTGCGTGCAGCCTTGTAGATCTCGTTCATAGCAATATAGTGCTGGTCTATTTTAGACAAAGGTTCTGGCGACTTGCGTACTACGCGTTTATTTATCTTCTTACGCCTGCGCCTAGTGTCAGCCATGCAGCTATTGTCGCTTAACTATTAGGGAATATAGATCATCAACACGCTGCTCTAGTCTGGTGCTTTTTTCGTCAATACGAGAAATGGCATCATACAAACTTGATCCACTATTAGGTTTAAGTTCTGCTAAATAAGATTTAATAACCCAGCGTAGAGCCACTAATAAACTTGTACATACGGCGCATACGCCAACGGCTAAAGCGACCCACTCGCCCGGTGTCATGCTTCATCTGCACCGAGGCCATAAGCATCATCGGATTTATCTAAAGCCCTAGCTGCTGGGCCTGCAAGTGCGGCCACTACCACTGATATAACTGGATCTAGTCCTAGCTCATTACTGGCTAAGAATGTTAAGAATGATACAAGCACACCCCTGAAATATGATTTAAGTATTGCTTTTTGCTTCTCACTGATTTTCATATGTTACCCCCTAGTAGTGGTATATCAAACGGCTTGCTGTCTTTATCGCCTAACTTTGTAAAGCTGATATGTATGTGCTTTGTATGTTTGTTAAAGCCCTTGTACTTACGCCATTTAAAATTAAGTATCTTGCTAGCGATCATGCCATTATGGATTACGTAAGATATGCGCTTATCGGCTTTCGCACATTTTCTGATCTGGTCAGCCAAATATATTGAGATCCCTTCGGATGAATCCAAGCGAGAATCAACATCAATGGCTCGTACACACCCATCTGCATCTGGATTATGATCCGATTTTGTGGCGGAATGACGAGCATCACCCAGCCACCCATCAGAGGTAGAGCGGCGATCTGCGTACCAGGTATCAATCTGATCTCTTAATTGTGTACCAGCTGCGCAAAGCCATGGTTTCATTATGAAAGTAGTAAAGCGGCTTCCTCAGCTGTAATGCCAAGACGATCTAAAATTGCTTTGCGTGCTTCTACTTTTGCAAGTGCTTCTGAAGTTTGAGATAAGTCATTTGAATTGACTTTTTTACTATCTTCTTGAAATTTTGTCTCAGCAGTCAATTCTGCTTTAGTCATTTCTCTTTCAACAACTTCACCAGTTGTGCAGTTGATTTCTACTTTTTTAGTTTCCATTATGCAATACCCCATAACTGGATTTCTCCGTTAATTGTTTGTGTTGACCCTCTTACAAAATCTACTCTTGTAATTGCTGTGCCTGTAGAATTGTAATTAAATGCACCAGTAACGCAGAAATAAGTACCATCATATCCTGCACATTGCCATACACCAGTCCTTTGCAAAGTTGTTGAGGTATAGTTATCAATTTGCATATAACCATTACAACTACCATTATTTTGACCATCATAAGTAGCAGGTATAATTCCTAATCTGCCATTAGTTGCACCCGCACCAGCACTAGAATTTGTTGAATTGCCACCTGTTGTCGCAGCAGCACTAGCCTGTGTTTGATAATTGCCAGCAGTATCATTGTTAAAAGTTGCATTCCAATAACTGCTAGTGCTACGGCAAGCAATAAAAACAAATCTTAAAGATTTATATGTAGTTGGAATTGAAGTAAATGAAATTGCTGTTGCTGCGGATAATGTTGTTGTACTAATTAAAGTCATGCCACCAGCACTAGGCGCAGCCCCCGCACCTTTAATAAATATAGCGGCAGATGCGCTTGTAAAATCTAATGTGCCGCTTTCATATTGTGCTAATGCTAATGATGCGGCTGTATTAACTGTTGCTGTACCTGCTGTTATTGTACAAACTCCAGCACCTAGATTTGTAATCTGTACTGTATCGCCCGCTGCAAACAAACCTGTGTTTACGGTTATTGTTGTTGCACTTGCATTAGACATAGAAATGGCTGTGCCAGCATCGGCTGCTACTAATGTATAACTTGCAGTCTTAGCGGATGCTGCGCCGCCTTGCATCGCTGTTTGTTGCAGTGAAGTCATCTGTGCAGCTGTTAATACCTGCCCAGTCGTAAACGTCTGTTTTGCCATGATACCCCTTAGTAACTTAGGACATTATAGTCTAAAGTGCCATAAATCGTATCATTTA